TTATCGCATTGTATTTATCCTAATAGTAACCTTTATCAATGCCATTGCCCTCACCCAGCTAAAAGGTATATCCTTAGGTGCGTGGTGTGGGTTTTGGCTTACCAACTGAATATAATTTTTGCCCTCATCGCTCTTCTTTACAAATTTAATCACAATGCTCTCTTCCCAGTCTCCTACATCAAAACTCAGCAGGTACATCTCCCCCCAAAATATGTAGTCCATATTCAAGGGCATTTCCTTGTACAAAATAATATCGCCTGACTTCAGTAGCGGGTACATACTATCTCCCACCGCAAATAGAGCTCCATCGCAAATTGGGGCATTGGGTATTTTTATCGTGTCCAAAAGGTTAGCCGATTTATCGCCCTTAAAAAAGGTAGACAGCCCCGCAGTTGCCTCTAAATCGTACAGAGGTATTTCCTGATGCTCTATCATAGCATCACGAGTTCCTCTACTACCTTTTAAAATGGTAATATTAGGTGATTGATTTTCGTGAGCAGGTTTGAGCATCTGCCCTCTCCCTGTAAGCAGCCATTCAGGACTTAAATCTGGGTATGTATATAGAATTTTTTCAATAGTATCAGAATTCAACCCCTTCTTATTTTTGAAAGACTTACCTATAAGTCCAACTGAAAGTCCTGCTTCCACTGTAATTTTATTTGGGTTTAACCCTTTGAAATTCATATAGTCTTGTAATCTATCTGTAATAGCCATATAAAAAATATTGAAAAAAGTCATTAAAATATTTTGCAGTATTGAAAAAAGTCAATATCTTTGCACCGAATTTATAACGCAAAGGTAATAATAATATGGAAACATTAGCACGAAAAGTAAAAAAAATTGATGCAACTATTTACCAGCGAGTAGCTAAAGAGTTTAAAACCACAGCTTTATATGTGGGACAAATAGCAAGAGGCGAGCGCAAGCCCATACGCGGTAAAGGTTTGGAAATCAAAAAAACATTAGAGAAAATAGTAAAACAATAAAGCTATGAAAGTAGGAGATAAAGTTAAAATTGTGCTACTCAAAGATTATTATAATAATAAAATTGGCACGATTGAAAAAGTAACCCAATTTATAGGTCTTACATCAGCAAAAGTAGTCTTTAAAAAGGGAGAGTATGGCATTTATAACATTAAAAAACTTAAAAAAGTAAAGCAATGAAACGATTGAAAAAAATGGGTGTACTCTAATAAAATAGTACACCATATCAGCCGACACCTCGACCACGAGGTAACAGAAACTAAAACTATCCTCTTCGGGGTAGTTATCAAACGAAAACTAATAACATTAATGTTTTCGCGTATTTACTCATAATTCTATTATTTAATTATTTAATGCTACAAAAGTAGCAAAAATTCCCGAACCCACTATGAGTAGGCACATTCGTGTGGTAGGTCGCACCTACTTCGGTGAACAACGTTGGAACAATACCAATTAATGGTTGGAAACCGTTATAGCAAACAAAGCCGTGAGGTTTGCGCACCAAAGCTTTTAACAACGGCTTTTTTTATCGTAAAAACAATGAATTTCAAACAAGGCGACATACTTATCCGTAAAACAGAAGCAGGCGAACAAACGCTGTGGCTCTCTGAACGCCTTGTTATAGAGGTTTGTGAAATAGGGGAATCTTATTTCAGAAAAGTAGGTAGGGTAAACTATAAAAAGACCATCCGCCCCTGCGACCTCGCCAAAGCCAAAGAGTTTATGCCCGATAGTGGCAAATCGTGGCGTTGGGCAAAAACACAAGGGCAGTTTTACTACTGCTTGAGCAACATTCCCAACCGTGCCCCGCAAAACTACCGTGCCCGCTTTGGAGATGCCCAAACCCTGCTCACCCAGTACGAGCAGGCTATGGCAGAACGCAAAGAAACAAACCTCGAAACAGCGTTTAAACACTATTTAAACAAAGCCTACCCACAGTATTTAGAGTATTACACAAAGGTAGATGTTACCCGCCGTGTAGCCCTAGCCAAAGCCTGTGCCGTGTTAGACTTTTGTTTGGATAACCTTGACACCTACGGAGGTACCGAGAACGCCCTATATAAGGACTTGAGCCCCATTCTTAGCAAAATGGAACTCCAATATATACCACATAACTACCAACGCCTCAAAGAAAAAGTGGAAATACTCCGCACTACCGACCATTGTATTGTAGATCTTATAGACCTACCCCGTACGGGCAATAAAAATGCTGAACAATACACCGACCAAGAGGTATTCAGCTGGGTAATGCAACTCCGCGCAATGGGGCTCAACAATAGCAACGAGTTCATTATTCGTTATGTATGGGAGTTATGCGAGCGATTTGGTAAGGAAAAACCCTCACGCCGTTGGTTTGGACAAAATATCTTTGAACTGCCCAAAACCAAGTATCTCACCGCTGAAAAACGCTTCGGCTATGGCTCTCGCAAAGCACAGATGTACAGTGGTTACATACCCTTTAAAAATGCTGTTTGTGCAGGCGACTGTTGGGAGATAGATGCCAGCCGTGTGAACCTCATTGCGCATCAAACAGTTGATGAGAAAGGTAACAAAGCGGAACGCTTCCTATTTGCTATAGTAGTACGCGATGTACACAGTGGCGACATCTTAGGCTATGACATCGCTTATGCTGAGAACAAACAAGCCTATATGCGTGCCCTCCGTATGGCAGTAGAATATACAGGCTACCTGCCCTATAGTCTTACTGCCGACCGCTTTCCTGGTCATAATACCGAAGAGATAAAAGAACTCTTCGCCCGCCTCGAAGCCTTAGGTGTACAACTGAATATCACCCACGAACCCAACGGCAAAGCAAAAGTAGAACGCTGGTTTGGTACATTCCAAAGTGTAACCCTTATGGGTAACAAATATTACTATGGAGAAGGCGTTCAATCTCGCAGACTTTCAGCACACCGAAGCGCAGAGTTCTTAGCCGAAGTAAAAAAAGAAGCTAAAACAGAAGGTTTCGACTACCTAAAAGCCTATAACGAAATTGAAAACCTTATTGAGGGCTGGCGCAATACCCCTTATTGCACCTACTCGCGCAAATACGCTAATATAACCGAAACACCTAAAGAACTACACGAGAAAGCAATGAAAAACAACGTGATTGATGTAAATCCAGCACGTATCTCAATGCTTTTCCATCGCAAAAAAGAAATAACTCTTAAAAACAACGGACTCATACGCACCGAAATAGATAAAGTAGAGTTCTATTACCAGCTATCCGTTGATGATTTTGACATCATAGCTAACTATACAGGCAAAAAAGTAGTAATGACCTTTGATGTACTCAGTTCCAATACTGTGTATCTATGGGAAGCTCACGGCAACCTATTAGTGCCCCTTTGCGAGGCGCAACTCTTTGAGCAAATACAACGCCACGGTCCTACAGCCGAGCTCGGCAGGCTATCCGAAGCCCGCGCCCGTGAAAATGAATTGCAACGCCGTAAAGAAGCGGAACTACAACGTCTTACCGCTCTTGCTGATGAAAACCTACTAATGGGTGCGTATAGCGAAAAACAAGCTTACAACGCAACAGAGGAAGCTTTTCTAAAAAGCCAAGAAAGCAACCATATAGCAAGGGGAGCTGAACCTCTTAAAAAAGCCGTAGGAAGTGAATATTTTACCGAAGAATTAGACGCTTCTAACCTCACACGATTACAATTTTAACTGATTTATAAACCTGTAAGTGGTAAAAGGTCTTACCTCTTATCTCTTACCCTTTAACTAAAAGAAGATGACTGATTTACAAAAAGAACAAATCTTACAAGCTATTAAAGACGAAGTAAGTCGTCTCGGTAGTCAAAACAAAGTAGCTACTAAATGTGAAGTAAGCTCCGCAACTATCTCCCAAATGCTCAACCACAACTGGGAGCTCATCAAAGCCGAACTATGGCAAAAAGTAGCTCAAGCCCTTGACATCAACACCACAGAGCAGTGGCAAATAACCGAAACTACCAACTACCGAATGGTATTCAGCGTGCTATCCGATGCCAAAAACGCCTCCCTCTTTATTCCCATAAGTCATAAAGCAGGAAGTGGCAAAACCACAGCCCTCACCACATTTGCCAACCTATACGCAGGCAGTAACGTATTCTACATCCAAGCACGCGAGTGGGCACGCCGAGAGTTTCTTGTAGAACTCTGCAAAGTGTTAGGTATCAAGCAGGACAGTGGCTACACTACCGTCGATGTATTAGGACAAAAAGTAATACAATTCTTTGCCCAACGCACAGGCAAACACCCCCTACTTATAGTTGATGAAGCCGACAAGCTCAAACCCTCTGCTCTCCGCTGGTTCATCACCTTGTACAACGAAATGGAAGACAAAATGGGCGTAGTGATTAGTGGTACTGATAACCTCGAAAAAACTATTAAAGCAGGCGTAAAATACAACAAACTCGGCTTTGACGAACTCGACGACCGCTTCGGGCGCAAGTTTATACACCTTATAGGCGCTACCTTTAAAGACTTTAAAAGTATCTGCGAGAGCAATGGACTCAAAGACAGAAACCTCCCCCCAACCAGTACCGACAAAAGTAAAACTCTCTTTGAACGCCTCTTCAAAGAATGCGAACCCACAGTAGCAACCATCGGGGGCGACTCTATCAAAGTAGTTGAGAGCTTCCGCCGTATCAAACGAGTAATCAAACGCGAGCTTTTAGCCAGCTAACTAACAACTAAAGACTAATAACTAAATACTAAATAAAATGACAGTAGATTTGACAACACTCAGCCCTGAAGAACGTGCTACCCTAATCAAACAAGCACAAGAATTAGAAAAAAAAGAACGCGAGCAAAAGCGTGAAGCCTACGAAGCAATGAAAGCCGATGCCGTAGTAAGCCTTCTCACCATTGCTAAAGACATCAGCACCCAGCTCAAAGACTTCAAAGCACACGCCTTTGAAACTATGGAAACCCTTGGTGACCTGCTTAAAGAGTACAGCGGTCGTTTTGCTGAAGGTAAAGGCAACTTCAAAATAGAATTTCAAAACTTCAAAGTGGAGTACAACAAGCAAGGAAAAGGTTCGTATGATGAACGCTCCACCGAAGCCGAAAAATACATCTTTGATTTCATTGAAAGCCGTTACCAAGGCGACAAAGCCACTAAGGAGTTCATCCTATCCCTCTTAGAACGCAAAAAAGGCGAGCTTGATCACGACAACATTCAGAAGCTCTATCAATACGAACACACCTTCGCCGATGAGAATTTCACCCGCGCCTGCGAGCTATTCCGCGAAAGCTATCAGTACAACCATTCAAAGGACTATATCCGCTTCTACGAACGCGACTCACGCGGGCAATGGAAAAACATCCTGCTACAATTTTCGGCTATCTAAGTGCTGATACCCGCACAGGCAGGCATTAGGGTTCGAGCCCCTAAGCGGGACAAAAGCCCAAAGAGTCCCTATCCACGAGGTAGGGCTCAAAAAGGGCACAAACCTTAAAATAATTACAATATGCAAACAGATGATATGATAATAACCCTACGCCAAAAACTAAGCCCTAAAGCCTTAGAACAAGCCGTATGGATCGAAACACACCGCACCTGTCAGCTCTTAGAAGCTACCGATGAGGAACTAAACGCCCTATATCAGCGTTTTTGCTTCACACCCAACTACCAAACTATCGCTACCGATTTGCTGAACGAAACCGAAGTAAAACGACTGCGCTCCATCATCCTTGCCGATGCACAAGCAATGGGCATACTAAAGCAAAACAACTGGGCTCTCTTCAATAAGTTTATGAAAGAACGAAGCCCCTTAAAAAAGTTCCTTCGCGACTACACCTTAGACGAACTTCCTGAATTAGTACGCCAATTCAAAAGTATGCGCACCAAGTTTGAAAAAGCCGCTCTAAAAGTAGGAAGCAAGCAATGGCACTTCTTTTTTGGAATACCCGAACCTTCAATGAACTAAAAAGAAAAATCCCGCCTACTGAAAGTAGACAGGACTTTTGCCAATACCAACCGCAAAAGTAATAAATTTTCAGTTATGGCATACAATAAAATCAATCTTTTAACAAAAATTATAGAGATACAACAGCTTACCCTGCACTTGTATCACAAAGTAGGGCTCACTTATAAGGAAATATTTTGGCAGCACATACACCCAAAATACCATATATGCTACCGTACCTTTCACACCTACTTAGGCACACCCGCAAAACGAGAACTAAAACAACTGCAAAGCAATGAAAAGAATTAGAAAATTAACAAATTGGCTCATTAGCAAATTGAAAAGTTGCCCCCACAAGCATAAAGAGCTCCGCACCCTTGCCCTCTACTGTACCGTAGAAGTAACCGCCTTATTCTGCAAGGACTGTGGCAAGCAATTAACAAAAGAGCAGTGGGAAGCCTAAAATCAAGCAAATTACTAAAAAACAATTACAATATGAACGACAAAGTAAAAGAAAAAATTGCAAAAGTCTACGAACTCGTAAAACGAGGTGTAGCAGGAGAGCAGCAATCAGCTGAAAAGTTGCTCAGAAAACTACTCAAAAAGTACAACATAACAGAAGACGAGCTTAATAACTTGGACGAAAAAGAGTATTACTTTAAGTACGCCTCCGAATTAGATAAATGGTTGTTTGTACAACTAATTGACTACTTTTTTAAGGATAAAAAGTACCAAGCTTATCGCATTACAGGAAGTAATGTAAAAGAAATAGCAATCAAAATGCCCTACTTAGATTGGGTAATGTTAGATAGTGCCTACGGCTATTTCAAACCCCACCTAAACCAACAATGGCGCAAACACGGCTTACCAGTAGTTAATCTTTGTCGAACTACAAAAACTAAAAACAAACGCCGCGAACAAATGCAAGAAGCATTTTTCAAGTTGTATGTAGTTCGTTCAGGCATCTATCATCCTGAACAAAAAACCTCCCGCCCTCTTACCGAAGAGGAAATAACAAGATACTCTATCCTTTATGGAGTCGAAGGAGGCAAATACACCCAACAAGTAACCACAGGTCTATATTTAGAATAACCCTTTAAAAACTATTTAAAATGAAAGAAACACCCACACATTATTACTGCTATTTTAGCGATGGTATACAAACAAGGAACGAGTTGCAAGAGCAATTTTATTGTTTTCTCAGAGGAATGAGCGGAGAACTATATCGGGCAGATGAATTAACCAAAATAAAGCAATACATCATTGATAAAGCTAAAGAACTTAATGAAGAGTTCCCACGATACAAGCCCCTTAACATCTCCTTTGCGATATTCGTAGATGGCAAAATTCACCTATTTGGGTTTAAGTTTAGCAATTTTATCCTTATGCCCGCTTACTTAATTAAAATATAAAAAAAATGACCTACACCGTAACCATACACCGTACCCATACCCTCCTAAAGCTCACCTATAAGAAAGGTGAGCTTTGCAAAATAGAAATCAAGAGAGGAGGGCTTAACACCCAGCAATACCAACAACTCGGAGCTATCCTACCTCCACAAGAGGAAGATATACAACGCTACCAAGAGCAATGGAACGGCAGTGTGTCCTACCGTGAGGATGTGCCAGACCCTGTAAGTCTATACGGAAACTTCTTAGACGAATGGTTTGCCTTTTACAAACGCCTGTACGGCTTCCCTCCTAAGTTCACTGGTGCAGACGGCAAAGCCCTCAAGCAAATCATTAGCTACCTGCAACAAGTATCAGCCAACGACATTGAAGCCCTTTCTACGTGGCAATACCTATTGGGCAATTGGCAGAAGATGGATGAGTTTCACCAACGAAACACCGATTTAAAATACATCAATTCACAACTCAACAAAATTCTACAAAATGCAAAACGAGGTAACAGTAGTGCAAAACAAACTTACAGCACTGATTTCAAACGAAAGATTCTTGAGGGTATATTCACCCAATAACTGTATGAAGCACAGCTACAAACTCAAAACCATAGCCGAAGCAATCAACCTACCCACCCCCTCCATTAGTAGCATACGAAGAGACTATGGCGCAACAGCTTGTGAAAGTTATATAATGTTATGGCTCGTATATCTAAACGAAATGTTAGCCGTAAGTCGCCCAATGAGCGAAGACCAAATAAGCCTTTGCAGTAGCCAAATAATGAATGATTACGGTTACTTAAAACTCACCGAAATATCATTTATATTCAAACGCATACTATCGGGTGAATACGGCGAATTTTACGAACGATTAGGTATAGATAAAGTGCTTAGATTTTTTAGAGAATACGACAAAGAACGCCTACAATACATAGACGATGAACGCCAACGCGAACACACCGAATTCCGCTACCAAGAGCAAAAAAATGAAACTCCTTTAGACGACTTTAAACGCAAACTAAAAAAAGCGAATCGTTTATTTTGAGATTATGGATAAAACTCTTAATTTTGCCAAAAAATATATGATATATGAAAAATATAGCTTTAATATTTATAATTGTATTATCGGCTTGTACTAATACTGCTAAAATCTCTACTAAAGATATTGTACAAGAGTTTAGTAAATCTTCTAAAGAAGAGCTCATAGCTAAATATGGTGAACCTAAGAATTATAAATGGAAAATAAATGGTATTAACATCTCCAAAACAGAATTTGAAAATATTAGCAACACCTCTTTCGAACCTATCTATCTTACACCTAACAAGTTCAATGAAGAAATAGGTTTTGAGGGTACTGTTCAAAGAGGAAGCTCTAAGGTTTATTCTATTAAATTAGAAGGAAAATCAGAAGCTGTTTACAACTCCGAAACAAACACTTTAAGAGTATCATTAGAAAAATGAAAAAGTTATTTTACATAGCACTATTAACACTGCCTTTAGTTGGAAGTGCTCAAAGCTACAATGAGCCTTTTAGAAAAAGAGGTGAGGTTTTTAAGGTATATGCTGGTTCAGAAAACAAAAAGGAAGATGATTCAGGGCTTATAGTAGTAACTCGTGAAACAAACCGATTTGTGTATGAAGACGATGCCATACCCGATGCCTATAAGAAAATGACAGAGAAGTTTATGCGCAGCATTCTTACAGATGATAAGTACAAAAAGAGTTTTGTGAAATACCGTTTAAATGTAAGAAGAGACTATTGGGGCAATATCTACATAGAAAATCAAAAAGTGGGTAACATCAAAGATGTACCCACTTCCAAATAACTAAAAACGGCTCTTAAGTTTCGCTGTTAGCTCCACTCTTTCAAAATCACCCCGCAAGCCTTTGGTTTGTGGGGATTTTTGTTTTCCACAATAACTGCATTGGTAAGTAAGGGTGAATACATCTACTACCGTATCTTCAATGCTAAGGCTTTCATTTATAAGGTGTAGCTTGCCTGTGCTGGGTGTTTCAACAGTTTTTAGTATGCTATCGGTAATATTAATAAAGTCTAAGAACTTGAGCCCCTCAACTTTGTTTTGTCCTAAAGAGGAAAGGTCTCTTAGCTGTTCATAACACAGCCTAAAAGTCAGGGTTGCTACTGCTTCGTAGTTATCGGTGTAGGCTATTTGCCATTGCACTAATAAGGCAGGGAATATATGCGCCTCAAAAAGGTTGTCGTTATAGTCTTGCCCTGCGTAGAAGTCAATGTACTGAATGGGTACAATACCCTTGCTTCGGTATAAATCTTTAGTAGCTTCTTGCTCAAATACTTGGTGTAGTTTGTTATAAAAATCTTTCATTGCAATTCTTTGTTAAGTTCTCGGTTTATGTGCATTTCAATACGCCTCATTAGTAGTTCGCTTTCGCCTAAAAACTGGCGTTTGGGCATTGTAAGGTTCATTTTGCGATTATGGGCTCGCACGTTCACTATTTTACTACCTATAACCCGTGTAGTAGCGTTTCCCCTGCGATTTACACTTCTTTGCCGTATCACTACTTTGCGAGTGTGAGCTTTCACCTGTGCTACTTTATTCACAGTACCTCCCTCGTTGTGCAGTTGGGCGTAGGGTACATCAGTTCCTACTACCACATAGTAGTCGCCTGAAGCTATTTTGCGTATAGACCTTTTCAGGCGACCTGTGCGCAACAGTAATGAACCCCTATTGGGGCGTTTGCGTGCTTGCCATTTTTCGGCAGTCTTGTCTATCCAATTCTTTAACCGAAATCTGTCCTTTGAGAAGTTCACAGCTATTACGCCTGCTTCATTCACCATTCGCTGTAGGAAGGTTCGTTGTGTAAGGCGTTGCAGTCGGTTGAATAAGTCGGTGTTTACTTGTAAGTCCATATTATGATAGTTCAGCGTTTCGCACTACTCTGAGGAGCATATCAGTAAAACGTTCTTCTACTTGTTGCCAAGTCAGTCCTTCGGCATTGCTCACCTTTATATCACCTTTGCTTAGTGCTTCAAAAGTAATGGTTATGTTTTTGGTTTGGGTAGCATCGCCTGTTACCTTGCTTACCTGCGAGCCTAATTGGGTATTGGCGTTCATTGTTGTTGGTGTTGCCCCCGCTGTGGCTCCTGCGGTATTGGTAAAGCTGAATGGGTTTTCGGGTTTGGTTTCTTTTTCAGGCTCTTCCTCTTTTTGTTTTTCTCCATCGGTAACTGTATTCATTGACTCCCTAAGCTCTTTGATATAGTCAGCACCTTTACCCGCTAAGCTTTCGAGACCAGGGATATTAGAAAGCAATTCTAACAATTGTTGGATAGGCTTTAGTATAGTGTCTAACAACACGAGCCCTATGCGTTTGAGTCCCTCCAAAATACCGCCATCGGTAAAGGCTTTTTTGATACTTTGCCAATGGTCGTAAATGGTTTTAATACCATTGATGAGCCAACCTATGGGACCAAGTAGGGCTAACATACCTGCACCCCATTGGTCGAATTTCTTTATTGCTACTACTACGAGAGCAATAAGTGCTGCTATGCCTGCAATAAGAAGCCCTATGGGGTTTGCAGCGAGGGCTACATTCCACGCCCATGTGGCTACAGTAACTACGCCTAATACGCCCGCAAATGTACCAAATACAGGGATAAGCCAATCTACGTTCTTGTATATCCACTCAAAAAGAGGAGTGATGTACTCAATAGCTTTGGATAGCATAGGTAGTATAGCCTCGCCTATTTTTATCATTGTGCCTTTGAGTTGGTTTTGTGCAATGCCCCATTGTTCTAAAGGGGTGAGTGAATCGGTGTAGGCTTTGCCGAGCGTACCTTGTGAATTAGCTGTTGCTTCAGTAGCTTTTTGGAGTCCTTCCATATCTTGCATAAGGGTTTGGAAGCCCATTGTGCTCATTTGGTCAAGCCCTAATTTGCCAAATTGTTCCATACGCTGTTTGTCGGATAGCCCTGCCATTTTGTCGTTGAGCATTCCTATAATTTCTACCAAGGGTTTTATTTTCCCTGTAGTGTCGTGTATATCTATACCCAATGCTTTAAAACCACTTTTCCAATTGCCACTTTTGTCCATTTGTCCTAAGGCGATACGCTCTTCAGAAAGTGAGCGGATAATACCCTGTAAGGCGGTTGTAGACTGTTCGGCACTTAGCTTTGTGGTAAGGGAGGCAAAGGCACCTGCTGTTTCGGATAGTTGGTACCCTAAGCCTTTGGCTAATGGCGTGAGCTTAGGCATATAGTTGGCTATATCTTTAAACTCGGCATTCCCCTCTTTTACGGTTGCAAACAGCACATCGTACACTTTGTTAATATCCTCTCCTGACGACATCATTGTGGCAATCCCTGCACTGGCTACGGTTTCTATATCGGTGAAACCTGCTTTAGCGGCTTGCAAGGTGGGTTCAAGGGCTTGCATTGATTGGTTTACATCAAGCCCTGCCGAAATGATACGTGAGAAGGCTTTAGGAACTTCCTCCAGAGGGGCGACGTTTTTAGTACCTATATCCAACAATTTATTAGATAGTTTGCCAAGTTCCTCTTTACTCAGCTCGGCAGTTACGTTAATCTCTGCCATTTGTTTGTGCCAATCGTTAGCTAAGGAGGTAGCCCGCACCAGCCCTGTACCTACCGCTACTATGCTTGCCCCCAAGAGCACCCATTTGTTGGAGAGGGTATCCATAAGATTGCCGAGCATTGGTATTTGGTTAGTAAAATCGCGGTAGCTGTTGCGCATTTGCTGTACGTGCTGGCGAAAGCGGTTCGACATTTGGGTAAGTCCGTTGTTAAACAAGCGTTGGCTTAAATCAATAAGTAGGGTTAATTTTGATGTTGTTGCCATTGTTATTTTGTTATTTCAAAAATTGTTTATACTTTTGCGGTACAATATTAGGGACTCAGAGACTTGCATTAATAACGCTACCTTCGGGATGCGGGAATAGAGACGGCTCTGCAAAGGGTTTACACGGTCTAAGTTTTTGAGTTCTTATTTTATTTTTAGCCCTTTGCGAATAAATTTCTCGGGGGCTTTCATACTGTACCACGTGTTAATGGTAAGTGATTGTTGTTCTGTATTCAAGTCGCAATCTACTATAAGTACTCTATCTTGATAGAACTTGATGTAACGTGGTTGGAACTTCTTAGCATCACCTTTATAATCAAAATGCCATACCTCATCGGGATTCTTTAAAATCTCCTTAACAAAAGGGAATAACTGGTGTCTTAGCTCATTTTCATTAAGGTATTTCCCTTGTGTATGGGTATCAAAAACACTCTTCTGCAAGGTAAGTTTTCTGCCTAAATAGTCTTCAAAGCCCATATAGGTATTTTTCTCAAAAGGTTTAAATAGCTCGTGGAGGTTTTTCTCGGTAATGGTGCTATCCAATTTAAGAGGTTTTAAATGCTGTTTAAACGCTTCCCAAGAGGGTAGTCCATATTTATCAAAAGTCATTTCGTTGAGTTTTTTGGGTAGTCCCTTAGTATCACTGTAAAACTGCTGTTTGGTAAACACCTGCTTGAGGTCGCCACGATTGATTTCAAACTGAGAACCTTTGTATTTATTATCTGTACCCTCCAGCATTATTTTAGCTTCTCTACCCTTGGTTACTTTGCCTTTTTGATCGCCTAACACTTGCACCATTTCGCAACGGCAGCCATAGCCGTTAGGCGGATACAAATCCATTGCTTCCTTATCGGATAGGTTGAATATTTTGCCGTTGAGCACTTTGTGTGCCTCACGCACTTTGTCGTCGCCTGCGGTTTGGTATTTTACAAAGGAGGTAACGGTGTCTTTCTCTGCCATAAAGCGCAAGTACTGAGCGGAGTTTTGCCCTACAGCTATAGATAGGTTGTACTCAGCTTCTAACCATTTTTTATTGAACTTCTCTACCTCTTTTTGGCACAACTCTTTAAAGTCGCTAAAGGAGCGTATTTGGTTATTTTCGTCTACTAATAGCTTTTTCATTGAAGCAAGGCGGCTTTCGGTTTTGCCTGCTGCAAACTCAAAGAGGTTGTACTCCATTAGCTGTAGGCACAGTTGGTCTGGACCCGTATACGGGCTAATGGTAGGAAAGTTGTCGCGCAATGCCTCACTAAGGGCAACACCTTCAGCAACTACCATTTGGGCGTATTCGGGCAAGGTGTCTTTTTTGTGATACACTTTGCTTATCAGCTTATCGGTGAGTTTTGCCAGTACGGTGCGTATGGTTTTGCCAAGTGAAGCCGTATGTTGCCCGCAGGTACAGCTAAAGGGATAGCGTTCGCCCTCGTCTGCTCCCCTTAATGAAGCGGTAATTTCATTAAGGGGCTGGGGCTTTCCCTCGCTCTCAATAGGTATGTTAAAGGTTTTGGAAATCCATTCGGTTTCTACTTGGTAGCCGTTAGCAATGAGCCCATTAGTGATATTCCACATCTCAGATAGGTTTATTTCCTGCTCGGCTGTTTTGAACTCAAAGAATACCTCGTCCGATAGCTTGTAACCTTGCAGGCGCAATAAGGGGATGAGTTGGTCATTTACCACAAACTGAATAAAACGTTTGTCGGCTTGGGCTATTTTAAAGTCGAGCGAACGTTCGTGTACTTCGGTTTGGCTTCGGTTCGTACCTTGGTCGGACAGCATTGTTGAGCCTACCAACTGTTTGCTTATCTCATTGGTGTTGGCTTGCATAAACTGCATATACACGTTGTAGGCATCGGTGCGATTAGCTTCTTGGAAGTTGATACTGGTGCCTTGTGGGAAGGTAGCCACGCCTGCTTCGCCTAAGTCTAATAGCATTTGGTTTACCTTGTCCACTACATCACTGTTGGTAGAATTGGAAGTAGCAGTAATGAGAGGCATACCGAATTTTTCGCAGAACTCTGCCCACGATTGCGCTACATTGCGTTTCCATATTAGGTTAGGTACAATGTTATTGATGAGCCCTAAATCGTCGGATTTACCTATTTGCAGCAGCCAAGGGGCGTAGTACTCGTCTCGGTAGTTGATGTAGTCTTCTTTAGTTACATCAGGTAGGATACGTCCTAACACTGGGATAACGTGCCTGCGGGACAGAGTGTTGAACCGAATTTTTTCACCTTCAAAGGAACTAAACTCAACAAGGGTAGCCCCAAATAGAATGCTGTCTAAGGCGATGCTTAAAAATTCGTAAAACCATTGTTGTTGGAATACGAAAGTAGCCTCCTCATCTATCTCACCCGTTTTGCGATTGATGAGATAAAAATCGGTGTTAAGGGTACTCATCTTGCGCATTTGTATTTGCGACTGCAAGTGCCCATCGGTTAGCAAATCGTCTATAAGGTCATAAAGTGCGGTGTTCTTGGGGGTTTCTGGGTGAAGAGCCATACTTAAGGCACTACGCCATTTGGCTATATCCTTGCGGGAAGCATCTTTGAACGACTGCACGAATTGTATCACATCAGGGTTGGTGCGGGCATTGCCACGTACTGAGTGTTCGTTGGTTTTATTTTTGGGCGTTTTTGTTAATGAAAATTGATAACCTAATAATTTCATTGTATTGTAATTTTAAGGGTGTATTTTTAGCGTTTAAACGGTATTTAAACAGTAGTACAGTAATAAGAAAACTGCCTACCTGTGCTACGGGCTACCACTTATTGGATGAGGGGGCGTATTTTGATTGTATTTTTATACCTAATAGCTGTTGTCCGTCTTGGCTTTTGATAAGAGGCAGGTTGGCTGATATTTCACCACTGCCAACGGCTTTGAGCCAGTCAATAGCATCTTGGTAGCGCACCGAGCGTATTTCAGGCATACGTTTAGGCACAGTGGAGGTATAGAGGTGATACAAGGTACAATCCAGCGTGAGCATTACGATATGGGCGTTGCGTTCTGTGCCCTCCTTGCTAAATATCTCGGCTACATCGTAACGCCCCGATAGGTAGTTTTTCACTTGGTCGATAGCCATTTGCTGGGCGACACGTAGCTTTGCCTCGCTGTAATTTTCAAGCAGTATATCTTTTATCTCATTACGGATAAGGGCTGTGTAATCTTCTGTGGTTAGAAACATATCAGTATCTGTTTTGTTTGTCTTTTAGAATTTCCTTTCGGCTTATGGTTTTGGCAGGAGTAGCATTGAGTATTGCAAGGGCGTTGAGCTTAGCAATGGCACTTTGTAGGGCATCAGGGGCATCGTCGTGAGCCCCTGAACCTTTTTGGAATGCCAATATCTGGTTGATGAGTTCTACAAAGTCGGGTGAGTTTTGTAGGACTTTGTTAAAAAATATGTTACCGCGTTCAAAATAGCCTGCCATACTTTCAATGCGGTCAAACTTATTGCCTTTGCTATCTTTGTCGGCTTGCACAGGTATATAGAAGCCGTAGGTGTCGCCTACCTCGTCAAAATCACTTATAAATTCGTCTTGAGCAAAGAGCCCCTCAATATAGTAGGCGATGTTGTACTTGAGTAGGTTTTCGTGTAGCGCGGTTTCATACAGCCAGCGGGCAACGTTGTTGCGGGAGGTTTGGCGCACATACGCCAGCAATACGTGGTATTCTCTCCCTACCTTGCCTACTAAAAGCATAGCCTTGAAGTCGCCTGCATCTTTGTACGACAAGTCGCCGTAAAAACAAAGAGCATCGTATTGTGAGTAGCGCAGGCGTTCTTTGTACTGAATTTGCTCATTCTTAAAGATACTACCTTCCACTATATGTACGTGCATGTACTCTCGCATAAACGAGCGGTAAGGTGTAGAGTGGTATTTTTCTCGCCAATACTCAGCCGATGTTTTTTCACCCCAATTAGGCTCAAAGGTTTCTAACGATTTTACCGCAGGCACGCTTACTATATGGTGCGTTTGGGCAAAACCATACTCCTTAGCTTTTTTATTGATAATAGCAAACTCTTCTTTTAGCTGATTGATAAGTGTGTTCTTATGAAAATTGTTATTAGCAACCACAAAACGCCTATACTTGCCTCCCTCGTTAAAAGTGCCTTTTAAGTCTTCCCAAGCCCAGTCGAATAGCTTTTTGGATAGTTCATCATTTTTGCAACGCTGGGCAGTATCCACATCATCAATCACTATATAGTCAGGGCGTTGGTTGCCTTCACGCAAACCACGAGGCGACTGTCCCGCACCCATAGCCATAAACTTAGCTCCATCGGTAGTGGTAAAGTCGCCATCTGCCCAATCACCAAACTTAAATTTTTTGCCGTAGTAGTGAATAAAACGTTGGTTATGAGTGAGTTGGCTCTGTATATCCGAAATAAGCTTCTTTGCTTTATCTTCTGTTTGTCCTACTAATAGCATAAACTTCAGCTTGCCCGTTACATATAAGAACATTGGAATACCTAAGTCCAAATGTACCGATTTTGCTCCCGAACGATATATTTCAGCAAGCAGGCTTATCACATCGTTTTCAATCAGTAGCTTAGCGATCTTCTTGTGAAACCACGCACAAGGAACTTCAGCATATTGTGGAAACATATACTCAAACCAAGTAGTATAGTCTTTTTCTAAGGCAAGACGTTTCTTTCTACGTTCAGAGGGAGCTTCATAAAAGTCTAAGCCCGAAGTAGTTTTTTGTTCCACTCCTCTGCAATGCTGGTCATAGTCTTGCAGGAGCTTCTCCATTGCCTTTGTCAATTTTCCTTCTGCCATAGTTTATTGATTTTGTGCTTTGTGTAATAAGTATAGTTTGTGCCATTCCAAAAAGGCGACAGCCATTTCAGGATCTTGCTCACTCATCCAGCTATCAAATTCTTTAAACACACTATATACTGTTTCTACAGAAGTCTCATCAGTCATTGATTGTATAGCTTTAATAGCCGAATTGATAGCACCCATATCTAAGGTAGCCTCTCCTCCCTCAACCAAGCGAGTGAGTTCCTTAGCTAAATTCTTTTTGATATTGTGAGGAGCAGACAAATATTGTGAACGCTGTTCGTCCCACGATATAGCGTTAGTACCTACCCCTTTGCGCCATTTGCCAATAGTCTGTTCTGTTACTTCAATAGTGCCCGCAATAGCTTTAGCCGTCATACCTTCTTCTACAAACATACGGCGAGCCAATTCCATTAAAGTACTGTTATTAGTGCGCTTTTGTGCCATTTTATATCAGATTTTTAGGGCAAAAGTAGGCTCTTTTCCTTTCCTCAATGAATAAAGTTGCAACCATTGCAATTATCTTTTTATAGCTGAAAAAGCCCCTATATTTTTGCACCAAAATAATGAACGCAACAACGCTATAACAATAAAATGATTATTAGAACGCAAAAAAATACACTTACCGCTTATGGTACTATATGGGAGGGTGATGGTAGATACTTCTTAGAAGAGTTTGCTCGATTGGAGCGAGACTATTCGGAAATTACTATCCATTTACATACACCAGGGGGGAGTGTGTTTGACGGAAACCTAATATATAACGCACTGAATAAATCAGCATCTTCTATACATATTGTAATTGATGGAATAGCGGCGAGTATGGGGGCGATTATCATATTATCAGCAAAGAAAGTAAGTATTGTAGAAAACGGATATATAATGTTACACGCCCCCGCGTCCTATTCTAATGGCGATGCCGATTCTTTTGAAAAGCAGGCTAAACTACTTCGCTCTATTGAAAAGAATTTTGTAGAAAAACTTTCTGCCCGTACAGGTAAGTCGGCTAAAGAGGTTGAAAAATGGTTAGTAGGCGACAACTGGTTCGATGCTAAAGAAGCTAAACGCTTAGGTTTTGTAACTGATGTTATTCCTGCACAAACAGCTACTTTGCTACCTATTGAAGATGTCAATGCAATGCGTGAACAGGATGTTTATAATATGTATGCGGGGCTATTTGCAACGCTTAAAACAGTAAATATTTTAGATAAGAATATGAAATCAGTATTAATTCAATCGTTAGTACAAGCTCTTTCGCTTTCTGGTATTACTGAGGAAAGTTCAGAAACGGCTGTGATACAAGCTATTCAGGAGCGCATTACCAATGAAAAAGAAGCTCGTGAAAAAGCTGAAAAAGCTCTTAACACTTTTAAACAAGCACAAATTATTACGGTAGTTGAGGGTGCGGTTAAAAGTGGAAAAATCACAGAAGCCCAAAAGGCTGTCTATGAAAAAATCGCAGAAACTTCGGGAGTAGAAGCCCTCATCACCGTATTAGAAAATACAGCTGTAGCAGGAGGCAAACAAGCTACACAAGCTCCTAACATCTCTTCTTTATTGCAAAGTGGTGGCAGTAACACTGGGGCACGTGCTTCGTGGGATTTTGACCAATGGCAAAAAGAAGATCCTAAGGGACTTGAAAAGCTATCGGTAGACCAGCCCGAAAGGTTTAAAGAATTGTTTAACGCTAAATACAAAAAGTAATGCCAGCATTAGAAGACGGACTATGGCTACAACAATATGTTGAGCCTCAATTATTGGAAGATTTTCGCAACTACAACGATGCTTTTGTCAGTGTGTTGCAACGCCCTAACCCCAGTGCTATTGATAAAGACGGTATCAAGTTCAATAAGCTCATCGGGAATGTAGAATTTGTAGTGAATGCTACGGTTGATTTTACCCCTAAGAAAACTGAAGGTAAGAAAACATTTGTAGCGTGGGATGCGCTTGACACTACCCCTACGGAATACACTGATGAAGAATTGCGCGCTATGGCTTTTGACAAAGAGTCGGCTATTCGTAAAGAGCATAGCAATATGTTCAGAATTGGAGTGCGTGATTATGCTATTCACAAGCTTGCACCTAAAAAACATGTGGATGGTGCAATGCCTGTACTTCGTACTACAGGAGAGGTAGTGAACGGCAGAAAACGACTAACCTATAACGACTTGAGTGAGTTCCTGTTTAAACATATCACTGCATTGAACTTGAACAATAAAGCAGCCTATTACTTGGTGCTTTCTAACGAGCACAAGGCTGATCTTATTCACGATAGAGCTAACACAAATCACTATCGCGATTTGGAAATTGACCGCAATACAGGAGAGCTAAAACGCTTCTTTGAATTGCAGATTTTTGAGAACACTACAACTCCACTATATGGGCAAAATGGTGAACTAAAATCGATGGGAGCTAAAAAGGTAGTGGGCGACCAAAGCTCATCAATCTTCTTCTATGCTCCTAATACGGTGTACCATATTGAGGGTGTGAATGTACTCACTAAACCAATGCGCCAGGATACAAGAAGCAAACGCCCTACAGCAGAAGTTAGACTGCATACTTGGGGGTTATGCGACAAACGTCAAGAGTACGGTTTTGGGGCTTTGGTATCAGCTAATGAGTAACCTTAAAAGAAGGAAATATTATGGCAAATAAAAGTCAGTTAGAAACCGCAAAACAAATCTTTGAAGCTGAACCCCAGCTTCAAAGATTGTACCTAAACCCTAAAGGTGAGTTTTTCACAAAGATAGACTACGCACAGAATAGCGTAGAGGATACTAAGAAGATTGAAACTCTTACCCGTAAGGGCGTTTTGAAAGAAGAAACAAAGGAAAATGTTGAACCTTTAAATACAGAAGGCGATGAGTAATTTAAAAGGAGTTGTTATCAGTAAAGGAGCATTGGGTGCTAACACTATTAGCACAGGTGATAATATTAGCGGGCTTATTATTTCTGCCCCTAAACCTACAGGCTTAGAATGGGATACCCCTACCACGCTTTACAACGTGAAAGATGCTACTAAGCTGGGAATAACTGAAGACAACAAGCAGGTGAACGTATTGCGACATATTACAGAGTTCTACCGAATGGCTGGCGAGGGAACTCCCCTACACCTAATGTTGGTAGCCCAAAACAGCAAAATGCCAGAGGTATGCGAAACAAAGGCTAAGAAGCTGCTGGTGTATGCCAAAGGCGAGATACGGCAGCTGGCGATTGCTATCAATAGCGATAGTGACGAGCAGTACACTATGCTCAACGGCTTGCCTCAAGAGGTGTATAACGCGATTGCTAAAGCACAAGGCTTAGCAGAATGGGCGTATAACAATTTTATGCCTTGCCAAGTGTTATTGGAGGGCTACGGGTACGGAGGTACAGCCAGCAGTACGGCTAACCTCAGAGAGCTTCCTAACCTTAACGCTACCAAAGTATCAGTAGTAATAGGACAAGATTACAGCTACGCAAAAAGTAAGGAGGGTAAGGCACAAAAGTATGCCGATGTAGGCACTGTGCTTGGAGTATGCTCAAAAGCCCTTGTACAACAGAACATAGGCAACAACGAGCTATTTAATCTTACCGATGCTACACAAGGAGTATGGATAGAACCCGCACTCAGTTCATATACTACTATTGTAGATGCGTTTGACGATTTACAAACCCTTGAAGATAAGGGCTACATTTTTGGTATTACCTACGCAGGTATTGCGGGAGTACGCATTAACAATGACCACACTTGTACGCCTGTAGTGGTAGATAGCCATCACAATATGAACGAGCACTCTATAACCTACGGACGTATTATGGACAAAGCCTCACGAGGTTTGCGCACAGCCTACCTGCCTAAAATCAAAACTGATTGGGAACTTGACGAGAAAGGCAAAATGCGCCCTGCAACAATTGTAGCTTTGGAAGATATTGGCGACAGCGTATTGGAACGTATGTTTGCCAATGGTGAGATTTCGTATGGCAAAACTACCATAGATAAGGATAGTGACCTTGTAGTAGAAAAGGTGCTTAAAATATCGTTTGTAGTAGTGCCAAAAGGAAGTATTGGTGAGATTAAAGGAACGATTAACCTTAAAACACAAGCATAATGGCAGATATAAACAGAAACGGAAAAGCTTATGACTCAGCTGATGTGAGGGTACAAATTAATGGTATTCCTATCAATGTAAAGAGTATTAGTTATGGCAATGAGCAGGAACACCAGCTGAACCATACTTTGGGAGCGGAACCTACAAGCTGGTCAATGGGCAAGATTACACCTTCAGCATCTATGACTGTTCCAATGCACGAAATAGCCCCTTTGGAACGTGTTTCGGGTGGACTATTGAAAATAAAGCCTTTTACTATCACAGTTGAGTTTGTAAATGAGTTCAACGAGATAGTAGTGGATAAGATTGTAGCAAAGTTTAAAAACGAAGGGCGAGAGGTTACTGGAGATATGGGACTCGAAAAACAATACGATTTGTTTGCCCTATCAGTAAAGCTAAGGGTAGCATAACTTATAATAACTAAAAAAACTATGATAAAAAAAGTAAGTGAAGAGGTAAAAACAAGCCTCAAAAAAGAATATGGCGACAAGCTAAAATCGCTTATCTTGCCAATAGATGACAACGGCACAGAAGAGCTGGAAGTATTAGCAGTAGTACCCTCTCGCAACGTGGTAGGGCAATACCTAAAATACTTAAATCAGGACCCTAAGAAGGCACAGGAAATATTGGTAAAGGCTTGTTTGGTTACCAACAAAGAGGAAGTACTTGCCGATGATGGACTATTCTATGCCTCAGCAAGTCTGATTGGTGAATTGATACCTATTAGACAGGGAAAGTTTGGAACTGTTTAGAACTTAATAGAGCTCTAAACTACAGGGAAACAGGCGATTTGTACTTTAAAGTTGATGCCTTGATAAGTTACTACCTTCATATCCCCTTCCCCGAAGATTTGGACGATGAAACGTGGGCTATGAAGTGGGCACAGATTCAATGGCTGGCAGAACAAGGAATATTAGGTGTTAAAAAACAAGACTTGTAACAAATGGAAAACGGACAATCTATCGTATTAGATTTGGCTTCTCGCTATGGGAGGGCTTTGGGAATAGTGTTATCTTCTGAGGGTATGAGCCAAGTAGTGATTACCAAAGAGGATAACAAGTACCAAGTGGAGACCTTTGGCGAGGCTACCAATTTCGAGGAGATTACAATGGAGTACGAAAATACTCGCCTTGTGTTTAACAGCTTTATAGGAGGCGAACAATCTACTGTTTTTGCTCCGCCTCCTATCCTTTCCTTCTCACGCTCAAAGAAACTCATTGAAACTGAGACTAATGGTAGTACTATTGTAGAGCGTTGGAATACCAACGAATGGGAGATTACCATTCAAGGTATTTTGGTGGATATAGAAAACCACAATTACCCCGATAGTCAAATACAGCAAATAGTCACTCTTTTTGAACACAATGATATTATTAAAGTAGTTGGAGCACAGTTTTATGACAAGGGTATTGATAGCATTTATATAGATTCTATCACTATTAATCCTAAAGAAGGTTATAGTGATACTGTTGCCTATACGTTGAGTGCTAAAAGTGTAAAAGAGGTAACGTTTAACTTATTGGAAGGTGATGGGAAGTAGTTATTTAAATATCAATATTCGTATAACAGTAGCTGGCAAGATACAGTTCAGCGCAGTAAAGCAAATAGAGATTGCCAATAGTATAGAACTGCTTACCACTACAGCAAAGGTAGAGTTACCTCGTGAGTTTAAGAACACCCGCAAGGACGGGCAGAGTTTTAGCATTGAACGCAAGAACTTGTTAGAGCTGATAAAGGTAGGCGATAGCATTCATATTGAAGCTGGTTACAACGGTGACTATTTTACCGAGTTTGAGGGATATATCACTCAAATAGGGGCAGATATACCGCTGTTACTCACTTGTGAAGATGAGATGTACCAACTGAAAAACAAGCCCCTTATTAATAAAACGTACGCTTCGGTAAGTTTGAAGCAGTTACTTAAAGACATTGCCCCCGACTATGAAACGGAGGTGTTGGATATGCAACTCGGCAAACTAATGATAGAGCGTTCCTCGCCTTATAAAGTGCTGGAAGAGCTAAAAAAACAGTATGGTGTTCATTGTTCTTTTAGAGAAAAAAAGCTTATTGCAGGGCTTAAAATAGATTTTAAATCAAAGGTGATACATCACTTTATCTTTGATAAGAACTTTAGACAAAGTAAAGATTTAAAGTACAAAACTAAGAATGAACGCAAGGTACTATTGAAAGCTGAGAGCTCACAAAAAGGTACTTCTAAAAAAGTAAGCTACCAATATGGGGAAGAGGGAGGAGGCGAACGCACTTTGCACGCTCCTACCAACCTTACATTGGAAGAGCTAAAAGCCTTTACCGAAAAGACTTATAACAGTTCAGTATTCGACGGTTACGAGGGGACTTTAGAGGGTTTTGGCTACCCACGTACTCAAGTGGGCGATACTATAGCCCTTACCGATCCTAACTATCCCGACAAACACCGCGACGGACTGTATTTGTTAGAAAGCGTAACTACCTTGCTCAACGCACAAGACGGCTTTAAGCGCAAAAGCAAGCTGTCAATGAAACTCTCAAACACTAATAGCACAGACACTACAGAACTATGGAACAAGCCCTTACAACCGCAATTACTACCCTAAATCATCGCAAAAAGCAGGTTACCTCTGTAGGTGTGGTGAGTCGTATCGAGGGGAATACCTGTGAGGTGGAGAGGGAAGATTTACCTCTGCTGTTAGATGTGCGTTTAAACGCTGTTCAAGGGGTATTTGAAAACTGTTTAAACATAGTGCCTAAGATAGGTTCGCAGGTGCTGTGTTTGGAGGTTGAGGGCGAACCCTCCGAAACCTGTATAGTTGGTTATACCGAGATTGATAGTATAGAAGTAAAGATTGATGGTGCAGTAGTGAAGATAGCTAAAGGGAAGATACAGATAAAAAACAATTTTGCTAACCTCAAACAGTTATTGAGTGAGTGGCTTACCGAGCTTAAAACGGTAGTGATACAAACCCCTGCAGGTGTTGGTAATTTTTCACCTAACAACGTGGCAAAGTTCAGTGAGTTAGAAAGTAAAATTAATCAGTTATTAGAATGATATGGCACGAAAAGACTTGTTGTTAGATACTGTAGGCAATTTAGTAATTGAGGAGGGTGATTTTGTAATTGAGTCCTCGGATATGCAACACATAAAGCATATAGTGGAAGCACAGAAAGGGGAATTTAAAGAGTTTCCTTTTATGGGGTTTGGTGTAGAGAACTACCTGAAAACAAACACTAACCCTTTAGCCTTTAAACGAGACCTAAAAATACAATTAGAATACGACGATTACAAGAATGCTACCATAGACCTCTCAAAAGGCTATGAAGAGTTAAAAATAAACCTATAAACGCACTATGGCACTAAACAAACAAGCCCTTCAACAAGGCATTATCCGCCTGCAACAAGATATGCAGCGCAAAACCGATGCAAGTATGGAAGAGTATGCCGAACGCTTAGCCTCTCTTATTGATGACTTTGTTAAGAGTGGCGAGGTAACCGTAGCCGCAGGTATATCTGTAAGCACGGCAGGTACAGCCACCGCCCAAACTGGTGCTACTAACAGTACTGGAACGGGTACAATAAGTTAAAAACAAAATAATAATATGATAAAACTCAACTACATCTTACAAGGCTTTGGCTTTAGGGACTCTAACGAATTCTTACGCTCATCCTTTGGTCACACCTTTTCAATGCTATTTATCAAAATGGACGTTATACTATCATTACTATTTGCCACCGTGCACTTCTTATTTGGTTTCAACCATTTATTCCTAACCGCTTATGTAGTGTTACTTATCTTTGAGTGGATCACTGGGGTACAAGCCTCCCGAAAGAGGGGCGAGAAGCACGAGAGTCGCAAGTTTGGGCGTATGCTCCTGAAAATAGCCACCTATCTTGTACCTATTTATATATTGCATACCTTCTCGGCTAATGTAGAGTTTCCAAGTCTTGGAGGTTTTGAGTTCGACCCCTTTCATTGGTTGTATTGGGTAGTTCTCATAGCTATTATATGGCAACTCGTGGTGAGTCTCTTGGAGAACTTAGATTGTTTAGGATTTCGATTTGCAAAGGTGCTGCTCAAGATTATTAATAAAAAATTCTATAAGACTTTTGAATTAGATGACAATAACAGCCCTACATAATCAGTCACTATTAGACCTCGCTCTACAGCATACAGGCACAATAGAAAGCGTCTTTGAGTTTGCCGAAGCCAACTCTATTAACATCACTGATGATGTGCAAGCGGGCAAAACCTTAGTATTACCTACAGAGGTATTTAGCAATAAAGATATACTAAACTACTACATCGCAAAGAACTTACAGCCCGCAACTGCCTTTTCTAAGGAAGACGAGAAAGTTGCTAAACGCCTTGAGGGTATTAGTATTTGGGCGATTAACTTAGACTTTGTAGTAACACAACAATAACTATGGCACGAAGCATTCAAGAGATACAAAACCTTATCCTGCAAGCCAAAGCACAAGAGCCTGCATTGGAAAGCCTCAATAGCACCTCCAAAGTAGCTATATGGCGCTTGTGGGTCTATATTATAGCGGTGGCAATATGGGGCTTAGAGAAGCTATTCGACCAGCATAGATCGGATATTGACAAACGCCTTGCCGAACTCAAACCCCACACCGCACGTTGGTATCGCAGCAAAGCCCTTGCCTTTCAGTATGGGTTTGATTTATTGCCCGACAGCGATAAGTTCAATAACCAAGGATACACGGAGGAACAGATAGAAGCAAGTAAGATAGTAAAGTACTCGGCGGTAATAGAAAGTAAAAACGAAGGTCGTTTGATAGTGAAGATAGCAGGTGAACAGGGCGACACACTCCAACCAATCACCGATGCCCAAAAGCAATCATTTGAAGCCTACTTGCAAGAGATAAAAGACGCGGGCGTACGCCTATCGGTAGTAAATTATCAACCCGATATACTACATCTGCAAATGAAAATCGTCTATGATCCTTTGGTATTAGATAGTAACGGACAAAGTATCATTCACGCTACCAAGCCAGTAGAAGAGGCTATAAAAAGCTACTTAAAAAGGTTGCCATTCAATGGTGAGCTCGTATTAGCACACCTTATTGATGCGCTACAACAAGCCGAAGGAGTGAAAATACCGCATTTGGTATTGGCACAAAGTAAGAACATCACCAGCGGTGGAGACTACGGAGCTTTTGAAACCATTGAAATAAGCAAGATACCCACCGCAGGCTATTTTACCATTGATAACTTCAACGACATCACTTATATCAGCAATGTATAACCTTAATATCGACAAACTGCTCGTGCTGCTTACCCCCACTTTTTTGCGAAAGCCAAAGTTGGTGGCGTGGTTAAGAATGCTGGCAACGCCATTTCACAAACTGCTGTACGACTTTCAGCGAGCTCGCGAAGCTGACTTGTACAACCTCGCTCATAACAGCCAAGTATGCTACCTGCGCAAAGCCCTTAATGATGAGTTTGACGACGAACAACGGCGCATACGTATAGAAGATGGCAGGCAGAAACAAAGGTTGTATATCTATCCCCGCAGTGCTAATAAGCCTTTGTACTTAGGCAAAGTCTTTCTCTACCAACGAGGCGATTATATCGACGGAGGTGTGGACTTTATAGTGGTATTGCCACAAGGTTTAGAATACGACAAATATAAACTCGAAGCCCTCGTGAACTTCTACAAGCTCGCGGGCAAACGATGGGAGATAAATCATAACTAAAACCGTTACCCCGTGCGGATTGCCCCTCCCTTTCGGGGAGGGGAACGGGGAGAGGACTATGAATACAATAAATACAGAACACAACGCAGGCTATCCTTTTGATGTGGCGTTCCTTGCCTTTATGCAGAACAGCTACCGCCTCTTCAATAGCTTAGGAAGTATGGCAGGCAATAAGGCAATTATCTCAGGTTGCGAGGAGATAGGCAACACCATCACCCCTGGCACTGTCTTTATTAATGGAGAACTTTTCCCCTTTGAAGGAGGTGCGAAAGGTGATACCATTATCATCAAAGAGGAAACCAACGAAGTAACCTTTGAGGACGGTTTCCTCCGTCCCTTAGAAAACATCCGCACAGCCGCTTTTGGTCGCTCTACCCCCGAAAAGACTTACAATTGGGAAGACTTTCAACGCGTTACTAACCTACAAAAATTAGGCAAAAATAAAGCCGAAAACAAAGCGTTGAAAGAGTTAAAAGACGAAGTCGAAAAACTCAAAAAACAAAAGCAAGCCGTGCCTATTGGACTCATCGCCTTATGGGGTAAACCTGCATCAGAAATACCCGCAGGCTGGAGAGAATACGTAAACTTACGAGGTAGAATGCCGATAGGTCTTGACCCTGACTACGTTAAGAAACCCGAAGATGTTCAAGACTATGGTCTTAATCAGATCCTTAAACAAGGAGGCGAACGTTCTCACAAACTCACTATTGAGGAAATGCCTGCTCACAATCACCAACAAGGTAGTGAGAGTCTCTACAATCGTTATGGAGGAGGAGGGCTTTTAGGAGGGCGTAATTGGAATAGTGGTACATATGATGCTTATTATAATCAAAATACCTCCTCAGTTGGTGGCGACCAGCCCCACAACAATATGCCACCTTACCGCGTGGTGCAATTCATAGAGTATGTAGGATTCTAACCTTCTTAACGAATAAACACTAAAAACAAACGTAATATGACACCAAAAAAGACATTAAAAAAGTGGTTTTCTAACTTAATGAAACCCGCGCAAGAACATTTCGCTGCTTGGATTGACAGTTTTTGGCATAAAAGCGAACAAATTCCAATGAGCAACATTGAGGGGCTTAGCAGAGCAATTGAGAGCACCGCCTCAGCAGGGCAGCTGCTCAATCACATCAATGACACCAATGCCCACCGTGCCCTCTTCGATGAGTTGAAAAACCAAATACAAGCCATTCATACCATCTTACAAGTAGATGATGTAAACTTGGACACCTTGCAGGAAATCGTTACTCTTCTAAAATCTAATACCAAGCTACAAGAGCTCATCGACAAAAAAGTAAACAAAGAGGAAGGCAAAGGTTTATCATCTAATGACTTCACCAACGAGCTCAAGCAGAAGTTAGAGGACTTGCAGCCTACTGATGTATCGGGCTTGTTACCCAAAGGCGGATATGAAGGCACAGGACAACAGCTGAAAGAGGCTATTGACGGACTGCAAACCAAAATGGGACAAGTAGAGACTACCCTAAGCGTAGACGACACCTCCCTTGATACTCTTCAAGAAATTGTTACCCAAGTTAAGAACAACAAGGATTTGGCAACAATAATAAATGGAAAAATGGATAAAGACGAATTTTTTGAAAAATTAAAACAACTCGTTAGTTTTCTTGAAAATTCACAGATATCCATATCTAATCCTTTAGGCAGGATGGATATTTCCTCTAAATCTCTATACATCCACTCAAGTGAAGAACTTCTCAAATTTTTTGGAAAAGGAGTGGATATAGTATCTGGAGTTAATATTGTCTTAGAAACCAATCAGGGTATCTATTTAAGAGGTAGTCTCGGACAACAAATTGTACAATTCTTTGATGTTCGTGCTCAAGATGTAAATTTTCGTGGTGATGATTCAATGAATGTTAATATATCTGGATATAAAACAATATCATTAACTGCGCAGGATAGTATAAATATTCGTGCTCAAAGCGTAAATGTTAATGGAAATAGCCTGACTACTTTATTTGAAGACTTTCAAAATATGTATAATAAAGTAGCCGATTTAGAAAATAGGATTTCATCTTTAGAAAGTCGCCCAGCTGGTTATCCTTAAAATCTAAAAGAATATGAAAAAATATATGCGAAAACATATCATCAAACTATTTGCACTCAGTTATATAGTGCCATTTGCAGGTAAAAAAAGAAGTTTTACCCGCTCTGCCAACATCATATTACCCTTAATACTCATTGGAGGACTTATTGTTTGTGCCGAGCTTTATAGCTGGCTATACATACTCTTGCCCTTGCTTGCAGTAGCTTGTTTCTTTGGCTTTGGGTACTTTCACTTTTGCCCGCTTACAGACAAAGACTTTCCCCTGCTTGACGATATCCAACGTTGGCAGTATGAAGCCTTTCAAAGGCGTGTAACTCCAGAGCCTAAAAGCTACAATGCCCAATGGGTATTATGGGTAAACCCTTTGGCAATAGCCATAACCCTTACTATATTATTCACCTTAATACTCTAATAACCCAATGAAAAAAAGCACACGCAACATCCGCTACCTCGTAGTACACTGCTCCGCTACACCAGAGGGCAGAGACCACACCGTCAAAGATATCGACCTATGGCACAAACAAAGAGGTTTTAATGAGATAGGTTACAACTACATTGTACGCCTAAACGGCACGGTTGAAGAGGGCAGAGACGTCAATAAAGTCCCTGCCCACGTAGAAGGACACAACAAGGACAGCATCGGCATTTGCTACATTGGAGGTATTGACAAAAACACCCTCCAACCCAAAGATACCCGCACAGTGGCACAGAAAGAAGCTTTAAAAAAGCTCCTCACCGAGCTTAAAGTCCTATATCCACAAGCTGAAATCTTAGGACACCGTGACTTCCCAGGAGTAGCTAAAGCTTGCCCTTGTTTCAACGCAAAAGACGAATACAAAAACATTAGCAAATGAGAAAATTAACCCTATTATTATTAGCGTTCCTTGCTTTAGTAGGTTGCCGTACCCGCAAGGTTACCACTACCGAGCAAAAGCAAATTCAAAAAGAGCATTTTATCCATTACAAGGATAGTTCACAGCTTTTTGCCTATGAAGGTCGCAAAACAGACTTGTCCCACCAGTCCGACCAGTCCTTTGAACTCGAACTCGAAAGCCTCACCGATAGTGTAGGCAAACCACGTGAACTTATCTACACCCGCATTCGTGACGGCGATAATGAAGTTATAAGAGTACTCAACGGAAAGGTTAAGCTACGAGTTACAAGCACCCATTCTAAGAGCCTACAGCAGGCTGATAGTACCCTTTATAATAATTCATACACAAGAACTAAAGCCGAAGTACAAAAACACGCATACACTCAAGTTAAGCAAGTAAGCAAACAATTGAAAAGTAGCCCCGTAAGGCATACCCTTTGGCTCTTGCTACTCGCTGTATTAGTATTTATCCTTTGGAAATATAAGCCGTTTCGGTGGAAGATTTAAACAGCTTTTAAAACGCTTTTAAAGCACTGCTAAAAAGGAGGTCAAGCAGTAAAAAAATGTCCTCCGCTTTAAAATAACTCTCACATCATTTTAAACATAACCACGCAGGCTACGGAGGACAATATGTCTTCTGTACCTGCGTGTTTTCTTTATGTTTAATGATGTGAGAGACCACAAAAGTACAACTATTTTCTGAATTACAAAAACAAAATAACAAATGGCAAAATTCAAGTACAAAGAACAGCACGCTATCATCATCAAAGTAGGTAGCGAACAAGAACAAAAAGAACTATTCGAGAAACTCCAAAAGATGGGATTTACTAACCTTAAAGTCGTAAGCGTATAATGGAAATCAAAATCAAACACACCAGCGAAAACTTCAAAACCTTTCGTGCCGAAAAAGTAAAGTCCCTTTTCAATGCCGAAAACGGGCACACGTGGGAACACACCGCCAACCTACCCATAGAAGATGAAGGTTGGCAAATAGGGCTTATTGTAGGTCCTTCTGGAAGCGGTAAAACCTCCATAGGCAAACAAATATGGGATAGCGGTATAACCAACCTCGCCGAAGGGTGGAACCCGAACCTACCCATTATTGAGGATATTACCCCTAACAAGTCAATGAACGAAGTAACCTCCGCACTTTCAGCCGTAGGGCTCGGCGATGTACCCGCTTGGTTGCGTCCATTCAAAGTCCTCAGTAATGGCGAGCAGTTTCGTGCGGGTTTAGCGCGCCTCATCTGTGATGCCCCCGACAAGGTAATAGTAGATGAATTTACCTCCGTAATCGACCGCCAAATCGCCAAAATAGGGGCTTCGGCATTTGCTAAAGCGTGGAGACGCGTGCCTAATCGACAAATTATTCTGTTATCTTGTCATTACGATATAATCGAATGGTTGCAACCTGATTGGGTGTATGATACGAGAGTATCAGAAGTAAAAAAAAAGTCCAAAAACGACCCCCTATTGAACTCCAAGTTTGGAAGGCAAACGGTAGTTACTGGCGATTTTTTAAAGAACATTACTATTTAGACCTACCGCACCCTCCTTGCGCCGAATACTTTGTGGGTACAGTCAATGGTGAACTTGTTTGCCACGTTGCTGTCACTCCTCTATTCACAGCCAATGCCTACCGTGCTACCCGATTAGTAGTAATGCCCGAATGGCAAGGAGCGGGCGTAGGTACTCAATTTCTCAACTTTGTAATGCAGTACCATTTGGAGGGCAACGGGCGGTGTAATCGCAAACTACACACTTTTTTTCATACCTCACACCCCCAACTGTGCAACTACCTTCGCCATTCTAATAAATGGGAACAAACTTCTGCTAAATTGCACGGAGATAACAAAGCCCGAAGCCGAGCTTCAATGATAAAAACCTGCAAACCTATCGGGGGTGAAAAGGTAATGGTGGCAGGCTATGGAGGGCATTTTAGAGCCGTACAAGGCTTTAAATACTTAGGAAAAATTACAGAAACAACAACAGAAGACAATAAAA